GTATAATCTAGGATGGGAACTCAAAAGCCGGAAACGCAGTATCCGGCAACCAATACACAGCCTCTGAGCGCCGCTTATCTACAAGGTGATGAACTGAAACACGACACAGGACCACTACTCTCCATTTTCGCACTACAGTCCGTTCTCGAGAAGGTACGTGCAGCACAGACGGCCTTGAGGAATGAGGGAGCCGAGCCAGACCCAGTGCTACCCGCGATAGACACAATCTTCTCCGCCTTAAGTGATTTGGCGAACGAGCGGGGATACCGTGTAGAGAAGCACGTTCCATGCAGTTATCGATTCCACCGCACGCAGTCAGATACCTATTTTTTCCAAGTCGATCAAATGTTTGAGAAGATTGCTGCACCACGGTCATACTCGCTGGATACATCACCAGAGCTGCTAAGCCTCGTGAGTGATCGAGTTCGTCAATTGCGTGATGCGGGGTCCTTCATTCTGCATGCGGTGCCGACCAGGTACATTCAGGGTCGTGAGGTCGTTGGAATGGATGCGTTGGGTGTTGACGTCGATGGGTTATTCAAAATCCTCGATCCTCGCTTACGGTATCAGCTGCAGGAGCGACTCGATCAGCTAATTGTCCTCAACCAAGATTTCCACGACATATTTGTAGATACCTATATGGCTGCCTGCCCTGCTCCAGTCTACGAGGTGCATCGCGCCGTCATGGGCTTCGTTATGCGTGACCACCGCCAGTATTATCATAGAGTCATGGAATGGCTCAACGATTACGGCGAGTTCAAACGCGTCCATCACACGCGGGAGCTACTTACAGACGTCTTCGCCCCTGACACGGTCTATGTTCAGAGCTTCGATATTCCTGCAGATCCAAACATAATATGGGAGGTACCACGTTCTGGCATCGCGAACCTGATCATCAACGCCGCGCTTGGGATGCCTACTGGTGCATATATCGCGCCGAATCCTCGGCTCGCTACAGTTACAATCGCTTCTCGCGTAACCACAACCACGCCATTCGGCACGATCCTAAGCATGACACCCACAGAAGCTCAAATGAATGACGTTAGGAAAATATACCTGGCACTGCTGTTCCCCAATCAAATTCTGCTCGAGATACGTCCCGAACCCGGACACCAAACGGATGCAGTAGCCAGCGCTGTTGCCGGGATCCTGAGCAAGATGATGTTCTCGTACGGCCCTCGTCTATTCAATATCACACCTCACGCTGCGAGGATGATAGACTGCGCATGCGCCTCATTTCTACAGATGGCAGGGGACGGACGAAGAGTCATACGCCGTGGCCCAACCAGAGAGCCACTGGATTTCCAGATCGTGGAGGGACACGCCGCTTTCGACGCCAACGTTCTACGCGCAGATCCAGCAACCGGCCGGGGATTCTCTAGCTGGCACGCGGATGCCGTAGGGCAGGGCAACACACCGTACCCTCATATTCGTAGACGCATTTTCTACCTGGGATATGATCCGGAAGATGTGATTGATGAGCGCTTCTCCGGCGATGATTTCCGGTATCCACTGCATGATATTATTTGTGAAGCGTTACGGATCTCAGGCCATGTTGCAGAGCGCAATTATATCGAGGCGATGAGACAGCACCACGTCGTACGTATGGCATACGTTAATCAGGTGATCAACCGAGACCTTGTCTCTGCGTTCTCGTTACCGGATGACCGGTTCGATGGGCTTGGCGCGAATATTCCTCGAGATGCGAAAAACGCGGACGGTCCGGTTGTCTTAGATGTCAGCTTTCTCTCAATAATTCACGCCTTTCGTCTGCGGTTCCTCCCGTTGTCACGTCCTCAGCGCGTCATTGAGCAGCCTCTACTTGAGTCGGTATATACGTCCTACCTCTCAGTCGCGAAGGAGGCCGCTCGATCGTTGCAAGCCTTCCAGAATGCGAATAACGAATCATTCATGGATGCGCGCCCTATGGATGTCTGGAAAGCCGTGTATCCTCGCATACCTGAGCCTATTAGGAAGATTCTTGAGATGACGGGGCAGCACTCTTTTATAACTGGACGGGATGTTGACGTATGGATGGGGTCGCAGCTGATGCAACCCTCTTTACTACTCGCGGCCGAGCAGACAGCGTGGCGCCTCGCCATGGACCCGCAGGTCATTGGTTTCTCGAGAGAGGTGTACCTGCACCGAGAGATCATCCCTCAACACACGCTAGAGGACGTCGCAGAATTCCGCAGAGCTGCCGTCTACTATACGAATGTTATGGACGGTCGCCCTCCGAACGACCGACGTGTCGTCCTGAGTAGGAATATCATGGCGCGTAACGCAGGTGCTGGCCGTCTGAAGTTAATGTTAAAGGGAATGCTTGATAATGGCATGTTTGTTCAGACCGGTGCGGCGCTGCGCCCACTCATTCTGTCAATCCACGCCGGATTACCACCTCATGACGTTCTCAGTGCACTGCCCTACGTGTATCGTCGCGCTACTGCCGAAGGTCCAACCGCCCGCGTTGAACTCTCACTCATCCATCCAGCCCAGATTTACTACATTCTCTTCGAGGCGGATGAGCTCAGTTTTCCTGATGAACTCACCAGCTTGACGCCCACGTACTCACTCGTGAAGGTGGCTCTAGATGAGCCGCCAGTCCGACGCGTCGATTTCGAATGTGCGCTTGCTGCCATCAATCGCGATTTCCACTCCATCCGCTCCAAGGTGCGCATTCTTGATCTGGCCGGCGTTCTGCGCTCTGGCAGTCAGTTCTCCATTCCTTCCACTGTACTCTAAGGGCTTCAGCCACCCTGAAGGTGTAGTCGACGGGCCTAGATATAGCTAC